ACTGTTACTTTTGAGTCTGCAAACACAAACGATCCACAAGTTACTATTAAAAACACTACTGACGGTACTAATGACGCTGCTCAATTATTTTTTGTTAAAGATAGAGGTGCAGCGCCAGCTGTTAGCACTAATCTTGGAGAAGTAAGATTTGTAGGTGAAGATAGTGCTCAAAACGAACAAGAATATGCAGGTTTTTTAGCTGAAATTGATGTTGCTACAAATGGACAAGAATCTGGTCAATTTGGTATATTTGTTGCTACTCACGATGGAGAGCTTGCATATGGTCTTCAATTAACTGGTGGTAGTGAAGAAGACGAAGTAGATGTTCGTATTGCTAGTGGTTCAAATTCATCTACAATTGTAGCTGGTAATATAGAAACAGGTGGCCATATAACAGCCTCAGGTACTGTAAGTGCTAGTGCATTTGTTGGTACGCCTGTAATAATACATGAGTGGGCTGGATATTTAGCTACCTTTACACCCGATAGTTATTACTTTGGTAGTACATTATATGGACCAACTCACCATGTTTGGAATGGTTTAATATCCTTTGAACCTAGCACTATGAATGATTTAGGTTCTGCTAGACATGGTTTATATTTTCATCATGTACCATTTAATTTAACTAACATTGGTATACAAGGGGGTGCACAATCTAATAATACTGGTACTGACACTATTCAATTTCATTTATATAAAACAACACCAGCAAATAGTATAGCTGCAAACAACTCAGTACTTACAAAAATAGGTGTAGCTGAAACAGATAATATAGATCACACTAACCATAATTTTACAGCAAATTTAATAACAACTGCTAGTTGTGATGCTGGTGATGCATTAGTTCTTTTAGTACGTCCTACAGGAACTTCGGCAGCTATAAGATGGAATTATACAATTTATGGATATTCAAATGGATAATAATTATGAGCAATATAAGTAAAATTAGCGAAAAAATAAATACACAAGTAAGTGCATCAAATCAATCTTATATAGACATTAATAATATGCTTCAAAACACTGAAACCATAGAAGGTGATGTGTATATGGCTATTATTAAAGATTTAAAAGAAAAAATAGATGAATTAGTAGAAGAAGTAAATACACTGAAAAATCAATAGTATTATATTTATAACCAAAAACTACTGAATGAAAGATCTCTAAAAAGATCCAGGATAAAATCAATAAAAAAATATTAAAGTAAATGTCCGCACGGGATAAATGTAGATTAATAATTTATTAATGGGAGAAAGTAATATAACATATAATGGCTAAACAGGGAGGAAAATTATTAATTAAATTTAGAGATCCAGTAGCGGCTTCTTTTTCCTCTAAAGATATAGTTTTAAATGCCCAAACGGGTACTATATTTTATAAAAGAGGAAGAGAATTATTTGCAATTAGAGGTACACCAGATAATTTTGATTTAGTAGTATTCCCAGGACAATCTACAAACCAACAAATACTTATAAACGACAGCTCTGGTGAAAAAATTATGGCTGGTACAGACCAGTTTAGATTTCACTTAGCATCAGCTACTTGTGGTTGTGAAAATCAATTTCATATAGGAGCTGAAACTTTAACCCATTTTTCGGGATCTGTAAGAATAGGAGAACATTTACCTGGAAGTTGTAACTTATTAGAAGATGATATTAATCCAGCTTTAATAGTATATGGAAATATATTTACAACGGGTTCTATTCCAAATGCTAATGGTTATGCAGGCCATCCAGGTCATATTACTGCTAGTGGTAATATTAGATCTCTTATAGATTTATATGGAAATAATACTTACATACATGATTCCTTAATACATAGAGGAGATACAGATACAAAAATAAATTTTGGAACAAATACTATAAATTTATTTGCGGGTAATGCTAATGTAGCATCCGTAGCTTCAGATAGCTTCACAGTAAATTCACCTTACGAACTTTTTATACCAGGAACTGACGCAGCCCCCTCATCAGGTACTAGTGTTTTAGTTATGGAAAATAGTACGGGTAGAGTTTATAAAACAGGAAGTTTTTTTATAAGTCAAACTTTCAAACAAACAGGACAAAGAAGTGGAGATTCATTTATAACAGGTTCTTTACTAGTTTCAAACCATGTTAGTGCAAGTGTAGTTAGTGCAAGTAAAACGGGCTCTTTTAATCATTTATTTTTAGGAGGTACTACTGTACACCCAAACGCATCCGCATTTACAATTTTAACCTTAAATAATGGTAATGTACACTTTACATCTTCAAATGCAATTGTGGGTGGAGGTGGAAGTGGGGGAGGAACAGACATTACAGTTAAAGATGAAGGAACAGTTAAATCAACAGCAGTAGAAAGTTTTAATTTTGTAGGTGATGCAATAACAGCTACTAATGTAGGTAATGATATAACTGTAACAATAAACGCAGATACAGGAAGTTTATGGTATGATGGAACCCCTAATTATATATCTTCTTCATATAAAGTGTTAATAGATAAAGAAGTAGGAATAGGTGCGTTTAATGGATTACATGCAAATATAGCCCATGATATTCATATATCAGCTTCAACCGGACTTGTAGATGATATAGCAGATATAGGTTTTGAAGGACCTTTATCTTATGGAGGAAGCAAAGCCAAAATATCTTTAGGTATAATTGATTCAGGAAATACAGGATTTTTTATAAAAGATCATTCAGGTGGGGATAAGGTAATATTTGCTCATACTTCTGGTTCAAATGACTCAACAGTAAATTTAAAAGGAACACCTAATACCCTAGAATTAATTAATGGTAAAAAAGGAGACGGAACAGGTTTAAATCATAATTTTGATCAGGCTACAGGAACAGATATGCCTGTTTTAAAAATAGATCCTGATGTAATGCATTTAACAGGAGCTGTTGCAAAAGTTCATATAAATACAAGAGGATTAGATTATAATGAGAAATTTAATAGTTTATTTATAGGTCCCCCTTTACACCATGAACTAACAGAATATAGTAGATTATCTGGATCTGGCTTATTTTTAATGAAAGGAAATCCTTATACTGGAGCTGAAAAAGCCGCTAGGATTTTAGGAAGAGAAGAAGGAGGATTTATAAGTGCAGCAGAAGGAGCTACAAGAATTCCTTTAGCTATAGATGCAGAAGTAACTTTACATTCAATTATACAAAACGTTAACTCTGTTGCTGGTGTAGCACGATATTCAGGAATGCAATTTCGTTATAGAGATGATAATGGGTTCGCTTATTCTCAATCTCAAGCAGGATTTGGTGCAGGAGGGGGTGGTCAAACAAATGCATCTACCGCTTATAAAGTTTTTGGAACTGGTCAAAATTGGGTTACAGGTTATCCAGGAAGTGATAGTAATATACTTTATCAATTCTTTAATGATAAAATGGGTTTATTTGCTATTGAAGCTTCAGGTAGGGTAGGAATTGGTAATTTTGATAATGAGGATGCCCCACTAGCTTCATTAGACATAAGAGCAAAATCAGGAAGTGATGCTAGAATAAGCATGCGTGCAGTAGACTCTACTTTTAAACAAGAAAGAAATGCTATAGATTTTACAGGACCATTAGCTTATAAAACTGAAATAGGTTTGGCTTCTGAAAGAAATTACCAAAATTATAAACTTTATAATAACCAATTATCTCGTTCTCTTTATATACAAAGTAAAGGAGTTAATACAGGTCTTAGTAATCAACCTTATCCTTTTAACATAAAAGGATCAACAATTGAAGCTTCAAACGCAACAGGTTTATTTGGGGGAGCAAATAATATACAATTTGTAGTAGGAGGAGACGATACAGAATATGGTACTACTGATTCATCTGATGGAATCGCAGCTCTTACTATAAAAGGTATTTCAGACTTTAGAAGAATAGGTGAAGTAGGAATAGGAATAATAACACCTTCTTCTTCTTTACATGTTACTAATTCAGTACAAGCAGACAATTTCAGAACTACTGATCCTGTTACTATGTCGATTTCAAGCTTATCACATGAATTAAAAATGGTTTACAACTCTAATCAAGTTGTAGGTACAAATACAGATTTTGTTAGTGATTTTACCGAAGGTGATGCTATAAAAATAACAGGTAAAGGTACAATAATGTCATTAACAGGACTATATTCTGGTTCTGCAGGTAGTTCAACAGCATCTCTAACTACAAGTTCAGGTATAATAGGGGGATCAGGTTTTAATGGAACACATGATGAACTTTTAGTAGGTGATACTATTTTAATTACTAGTGGTAGTAATATACATAGTGGTTCTTATCACGTGATAGAAACAATAAAAAATGTGGGTCAAGGACAAGGATCACATGATTTAATATTTTTCACTCCTGCTTCTACTACTGATTTTAGTCAAAGTAACGCCATACATAGAGTTAATAATAGATACTACGAAATACATACAGTTGGAAGCATCCATAATGCAACTAGTATGAGTATTGTAGATAACTGGATTGGTAATAGCCAATCAGGATCTCGTGGATTTAAAGAAAATGTATTATTTCAAGTAAAAACGGCAGACTATAATCCTAGATTTACAGTATTTGCTGATGGTAGTGTTTCTGCTTCTGGTACTATTCACGCTGGAGGAGGGATAGTAGGTTTAGATACATTTAAATCAACAGGACAAAGAAGTGGTAACTCAGCTATAACAGGTTCCCTTGAAGTAACAGTTGATATAACGGGAAGTAATGAACTACTAATTCAAAAATCATCTGGAGAAGGTACACCAGCTTTTGGAACTTCAAATGTAGCTGTATTCCAAAATAATGATAGTAATGAAGATGCATCAATTGCAATCATAGCAGCAGATTCTAAAAAATCACAAATACATTTTGGAAAACATGATGACATAGATGTAGGAGGTATAAGATATTTTCACGAAGATCATGCTGCTAATCCTGATCAACTACATTTAAGAGCTGATGGGGGGATTGCCGGAATTTTTTCTTCAGTTTTATCATCTAAAAAAGGACTTAGGCTAGGGGGTGATTTAACTATACCCCCAAATGGATCAGATATTTTAAGTATACAAGGGAGTTTAGGAGGTAATGGTTTAACAATTAGTAGTTCTGCAGGAGCTAGAATAAAATTTATTAGGGGGACTAACGATAACACTCAAAATTTTGAATATTTTACAGGAGGAACTAGAACATGGACATTAGGTAATGCAGGAGAAACTAACGATAACTTTTATATATATAATACAGATTCAAATGTTAAATTTATAGAGCTTCTAGATGGTGGTAATGCAACACATATTTTAACTAATGTAACTGCTTCAGGTAATGTAAGTGCAAGTGGACATTTATTTGCTTCAGCATCTTTAGGTTTTCAAAATATAGCAACTTATAATTCGGAATCAGGACAGTTTTTCTATACTTCAAGTGCTGGGTTATTTACACAGTTTGATACTTTTAAATCAACAGGACAAAGAAGTGGCAACTCAGCTATAACGGGTTCTTTACATTTAACAAGTTCAACTTCAGATTTAAGAGTAGATGGAACCGTTGGTATAGGAACAGCAGCACCTACTGCTGGTAATACAATGCTCCACATTAAAAATCCAAATACTTCAGGAGACCCTGTAGTAATAATAGAAGGTACTACAGCTGCGGATTCAGCATTAATTCATTTTAAAAATGCGGATCAAAATTGGCAGGTAGGAAATTTTGGAGATGGTTTTAGTGATGATTTTGTAATACAAAGCCAAACAAGTAATAAATACGCACTTGCGATAGATGGGTCTATTACTGGAACAGGAACAACCCCTAATATTTTTATAAAGGAAGATAAAATCTCTATTTTAAGGGGTATTAATCCAACTGCAAATTTACATATTTCAGGTAATATAGTAGCAGATGGTCCTAATGGTAGTATAAGTGCAAGTGGACATTTATTTGCAAGTGCATCTTTAGGTACTGATTCTACGTTTAAAGTAGTAGTTTACGATCAAAATACAGGTAAATTTTTCCACACAGGAAGCTATAGTGCAGCAGGTGGTGGTGGTTTACTACAATCAGTTTCAAATACTACGGGACAGACAGGTATAACCTTACAACTATTATCTAATAACTTACAAGCAGTAGTTAACGGATTAGAAACAACAGATAATGTTGCATTTAATGATATTAACTTAACAGGAAATGTAACAGCCTCAGGTAATATAAGCGCAAGTGGGACTATAGTTGCAAATAATATTATCTTAGATGATGGCGGTGTAGCAGCAACGGGTCATGTAATTGCGGGGGGTGCTGTAAGTGCAAGTGGACAGATATTTGGAGGATTAAATAATACAATAACGAGTAATATAGTATTTTATAATCCTGTAGGAGGAGAATTAACTTATGCAGCTACATCTAGTTTTTTAAATGGTTTAATTTCTTCTTCAAATCAAATAGCAGCTGATATTTCGGGTTCATGGCAAAGTCAGTTTTTTAATACATTAACAGCATCAAGTATTTCTGGATCTGTAGGAACAACAAGTGCATCAATAGCTACTGATATAACTAATCTAAGTCAATCTATAGCAACTTCTATAACAAATAATGCAGCTAACACTTTTAAATCAACAGGTCAAAGAGATGGTAACTCGGGTATTACAGGTTCTTTAACTTTAATTAATGCTACAAACCCTACCTTAATAATAAAAGATACAACAAATCCTGAACAAATATCAATAACACAAGCAAACCAACAAGCAACTATTGACTTAACAGGGGGTGCTAGTGGTATAGCTAATGATTTAGCTATAACAACTGACCATAGAACTAATCATATTTTTGTAAATGGAGATACAGGAGATATACTTTTAGGTGGTCATATAGAAGTAAAAGGAGGAGGCGCAGGAGCGAATTCACCAGCTAATATAGTAGCTACAGGATATATAGAAGCTAGTGGAAGTTTAATAGCAGGAAGTAATGTAAGTGCAAGTGGACAGATATTTGGAGGATTAAATTCAGCTGCTACAGGTAAATTAGTATATTATAACACTACCACAGGTGAATTAACCCAAGAAGATATAGCTAAAGCTTTAGATGCAGAAGGTATACTTTCTAGTTCTAACCAAATAGCATCAGATATTTCAGGTGCAGCCCCAGTACAATCAGTAGCTAACACTACTGGTCAAATAGGAATAAATCTTAGTTTAGATGCATCCAGACAACTAACAGCAGAAGCTGTAAATTTGGGCACAACTAGTAATGTACAATTTAATAATATAACAGCCTCAGGTAATATAAGTGCAAGTGGTACAATAAATGTAAGTACATTTGCCTCTATACAAGGTGTAGACACTGGAAATCCTACCCCGGCTACTGATGAAACTAGAGTAAGTGGGTATGGGATTATTGGAAATAGACCAAATTATTATGTAACTAATGCTAATGCCGGTAATATAAAATTTGGAGTTGGGGGAATTCACAACGCGGCTACTAAAATGATAATATTGAATTCTGGTAATGTTGGTATAGGAACAAATACACCAGGAGAAAAATTAGAAGTAGTAGGTAACATAAGTGCAAGTGGAAATTTATTTGCAGACGTAGCAGATAATAATAATTCAAACTTCAAAACAGTAGTTTACGATACATCAACAGGTAAGTTTTTCCGTACAGGAAGTTACGGTGCAGCAGGGGGTGGTGGTTTAGTAACATCAATAGTTGATGGAACCGGACAAACAGGTATAGACCTTAATTTAACAAGTGGACAACTGTCAGCTACTGCTTCTGGTTTAGGAATAACAGACAATGTACAATTTAATAATATAACAGCTTCAGGTAATATAAGTGCAAGTGGAGCAGGACAATTTGGAGACGATATTACTATTACAAGTGGTAGTTTTCATGTAGAAACATTTAATGAAGGTATAAGATTTTTTAATGGTACAAATTATACATCTAATAGAATTACATTATCTACAGCTCAAAATCTTCAGGTTATGGTTGGTGGTGTTATACAATTATATGATCAAACACAACTTCTTGCTGCTAGTCCCCTAAAATTTAATAATGTAGATAATACTGATAGTATATTTGTTCATAATGGTGCTGGATCAGGTGCAGGAAAAGCAAGATTAGATTTTGAAGACAGTTCTAATAATGTTAAAATGTCGATTTCTTCTTCTGGTAAGGTTGGTATAGGAACAACTACTCCTAAAAAAGCCCTACACATAGAAAATAGTGGTATTTTAATTGATGGTAGTTCTGCTTTAGACGCAACTGGTTTTGGTACAAGATTTATAATAGATACAGGTGCTTCTACTGGTCATACGTTTTTACAATTTAAAAATAATAATGGTAGTCAATTTACTGTTACAGGTGATGGAAATGTAAGTGCAAGTGGACATATTTCAGCTAGCGCATTACACTTACCACAATTAGGTGCTATAGAATGGACATCTAATGCTCAACAAACACAAACTATAAGAGGCACTGACAACTATATACAAATTGATGGTGATAATAGGATCTTAATGGCAGCAGATACTGATGTTGTTATTAATTCACCTTTAACATCAGCAACTGGTAATATAAGTGCGAGTGGGTTATTATTTGCTTCAGCTTCACAAGGAAATTTTTCAGACATTGTAGTTTATGATAATACAGATGGTAGATTTTATACAACTTCAAGTGCTGGAATTGCATCTACTTTAAATACATTTAAATCAACAGGGCAAAGAAATGGAGATTCAGCTATAACAGGTTCTTTAACATTACATGGACCTGCTAATTCTAATTTAGAATTAAAAATTGATTCTGATAACGCATCTCCAGTACATCTTAAAAGAAATTCAACAAATAATTCAAATATAAGATACGAGAATAATGATGGTAGTATATTTGCTGGTTTAGATTCTATATCAAGCACTCCTGCTTTTATAATATCTGATCAACAAGATTTATCAAGTAGTCCTGTTTTTACTGTAAAAAGTGGTAAAGTAGGTATAGGAACTGACTCACCAGCAAATGAACTTGATATACAACCTCTTGCTGGTACTGGTGATACTACAGTTTTAATACAAGGAGGTACAAATGCTTTAGATGATGCCATACTTAGATTTGCAACCCAGAACTCAACTAGATGGTCTATTTTAACAAATGGTAGTCAAAAACTTAGACTGTATAATCATGCTTTAACTGCAGATGCTTTAAATGTCTTTAATGCATCATCAAATGTTACTATAGGAGGAACAACAGACAATGGCAATAAATTAGAAATAACAGGAAATTTAAAAGTATCTACAGACATAACAGCATCAGGTGATGCACTTATAACGGGTATATTAGAATTAGGTAATGGTAACATTAAAAGTGATAATTCTTTTGACTTTTTAACACTTGGTGGTTCTGCACAACAATTAAGGATTGGTAAAATTGGAATGAGCTCAAGTTACGCTGCGGTAGGCACAGCTCTTGGTAATATGGCTACTACAAATGCTGCTGTGTTTGGTGGTGATGTTGCAGTTGGCCCACACAGTAATGGAAAGCTTGGTGTAGGAACATTAACCCCCGGAGAAAAATTAGAAGTAGTAGGAAATATAAGTGCAAGTGGAGCTTTATTTGGAGGCTTAAGTACTCAAACAGGATTAACGAATTTAGTTACATATAACTCATCTACTGGTCAACTTCATATAACTAGTTCTACACCATTTTTAGGTGGTGGTGGCGGTGGTGGAGGAATGAGTAGCTTTGATGTAACTGCAGACAGTGGTACAGACCAATCTATAACTAATGGTAATACATTAGATATTGCTGGTGGAACAAACATATCAACTGTAGTTGGAGCTACTGACACTGTAACAATAAATCATGATGCCGGAACATTAGCCGCTGGAACATATGGTAATACTGGTACTGGGACAAAAATAAACGAAATAACAATAGATGCCCAAGGACATATTACTGCTGTTTCTACTGGTAATACTGGGGGTATTACAGGTATAAACAGTAGTACTGGTATAAACGTTGGTACAATTGGAACAATAAAAACAATATCAGTACAATATACAGGTACTGGGACAAATTTTATTGATGCAGCAACTAACCTTGAAGGTACAGGTATAGATACTGCCGATTCAATAGTTTATCACGATAATACTGATGGTAATGTTAAAAAAGGTCTTGTATCAGATTTACCTTTTACAAATAACACTGGTACAATGTCTAGTTTTACTGTATCAGGTGATGCTAATGCAATAACAATAACTAATGGAAATGATTTAAGTATCCTAGGAGGAACTGGGCTTAAAACAGCAGCTTCAGCTACAGATAATATAACAATAAATTTTGATGCTTCTGCTATACCAGATTTCCAATCTTCTACAGGTACGGCTATAGAAGCTTCAGACCAAGTACTAATAAGAAATAGTACTGGTACAGATGATAATGTTTATCGCGCTCCTCTTAATACTCTTAGTAATTCTATCCTAACAGCATTAAATATATTCGAAAAAATAAAATTTGATATAACCTCAACAACCCAAGGTTCGAATGTCGGTGATACTACAATAGATGAAACAACTGATAATTCTACAGAAACAGCTAATTTTACCCTTAAGGCAGGTAATGGTATAGAAATTAATGCGTCTGATACTAACCCCACTAGAACAATCACTCATAGACTAAAAGGTGAATACACAGGAGATTTTACTATATTATCAGGAACACCAGATGGAAGTTCTACTGGTGAAGATGGTAATTTAGATGTAGATGGTGATGTAGTAGCATTTGCTTCTTCAGATAAACGTTTAAAAGATAATATTACACCAATATCTAATCCTATTAAAAAGATTTTACAAATTGGTGGATATGAATTTGATTGGAATGAAAAACAAGATACGTATAATGGACATGATGTTGGAGTTGTAGCTCAAGAAATAGAAAAAGTTTTACCTGAAGTAGTTAAAGAAAGAAAATCAGGTTATAAAGCCGTAAAATATGAAAAAATAGTCCCATTATTAATTGAAGGAATAAAAGAACAACAAAAACAAATAGATGAATTAAAAGAACTAATAACTAAACTAACAAAATAATGCCTAACCCATATTCAGTATTTACCCATAATACCAGAAGTATAAATTGTTTAATACGAAGCCCACAAGAGAATGGTCATTCAGTTTCAACAGCGGGGGGACATCATAATCAAGTATTTTCACCAGCTGGTACTTGGACTGGTCAGGATGGTTCGAATTTTACACCTGATTTAGTTGATACATTTAGGATAGCAGGTAGTAGTTTAGCAGGTAGACACGCCCAAGCTAGAGTAATGAGTTGGGGTACTGTTACTTTTACAGTAAGCACTCATACTGGTCCCGCAGCCACAACTTATGGTTTTTACCAACATGATACTACGTTTGATCAGGGAAATAACAATTCATCTCTTCCACAAGTACTAAGTGGTCAACCAGTATATGGTTTCAGTACTGGGTTCCCACAAGGACCATGCAGAATGAGTACTTTTACGATTGATGGTATAACTCGTGGAATAGCAACAGTTACTTATACAGGAGGTCAACCATTATATACTGGTAATCAACGCGCTATTAAAATGAAACATCCTTCTCCACAACAATATATAGGAGCTCAACCTATAGCAATGGGACCAGGAAATACAGGACAATTTATATAAAAATAAAATATGCCACAAATACCTTATAATATAGTATTTACAGATGATGATGGATTACATTATATCCCATCGGGATCTGATTTCTTTCCATTATTAGGAACAAATTCAGTCCCTCAATCATTCGCTATTACTGCCTCTTCTACAGGTAATCAATTAGTTCACCCTAGTGAATTAAACCCCCACATTATTATAACTGTTTTAAGTGGTAGTAATACTAGAGATGGGTTAGATGTAATTGAAGTAATAAGATATCATACTGCAAGCTTCGATTTAGATAATAGTCCATTTGGATTTTCATCTTCTTTATTTTTTACTTCTTCAAATAGAAGAGCAAGATATAAAAATATTCCTGTATTGTCTACAGATAATAGTGCTACAATAGCTACTAAAACATACAATGCAATAACTAGTTCAACCTTTATTAATAAAACATATAGTGCAAGTTTAAATGCTAATAACCATATAATAATTAATTTTAATGTAAGTGGTTCTTTTCCTCCTCCTGTAATATATTCTGCATCAATAGATGATGATAGTTTATCTTTTAACTTCATTCAAACAGGATCAGGACTTTTAAATTTTGTAGAAGAATATCAAATTAATGTTGCTTCTTCTTCTCTATCAATTAAAAGAGATCCAGATGATAAAAATTCCACAATGTTTTCAGTGGGAACAGGTTCATTTTCACATGTATCTGGATCATCAGAAAAAGTTATATTATATGCATCTTCTTCGGGAAAAATAGGAATAGATACAAAAGATCCTTTAACAGACTTTGATATTAGAGCAGATGAATTTCAAATTAAAAGAAAATTAGAAGATAAAGGTTTAAAAATTAATAGAGAAGGTAATATTGAAAGTTTTGATAAAAGTGCAACCTCAGCAGCTACAGGTAGTGAATTTATCTTAAATTATTCTAGGGGTATTAATATAAACGCTAACTTTATAAATACAATATTTGGTGGGGGTTCTGTATCTAGTGATGAAGATGCAGTAGCATTTTTTAATTCCCTAACCCCAGACGAACAGCAAAATATTCTTAAAAAAGGAGAAGAAAGAGGGTTTATTACTCCACCATCATCAGGTGATACTTTAGGTCAAATTAGATGGGTAGCAGAATCAGGTTCAATTAGTTCTTTTGATAAAAGGGGAGCAGGTGAAGCAGCTACTATAAAAGCAGTTGTAAGTGATGTAGCTGCAGACGGGATTCGAACAGATTTAATTTTTAGTGTTGCAAGTAGAACAGGAGCAGCGGCACAAAAATTCTTACTAGATGCTGGTAATTCACATGAATTAACAGGATCTTTAAATATAGCTGGCGGATTAACTGCAACTTCTACAGCTACTTTTACCCAAAACGTAACTTTTAATGGTAATATTAAGGGTGATGGTGCGGGTGCAGGAAATTCAAATGTTGAAGATATTGATTCTATATCAGGTTTTGGTAATCTTTCTATGGGTAATAATGGAAATGAAGTCCATCAACTTATAGGTGATGTTTATATAAAACGTGTAAGTAGCGATGGGGGTGATTTATATTTCCAATCTGGTGGGTCTACTAAATTAAAAGTAGGTTATGAAGGTACTATAAGTGCAAGTGGATTTATTTCAGCGTCTTCTTTTTCAGGAGATGGTAGTGGTTTAACTAACGTAACAGCTACAGCTACTATACCTGCAGGAACATACTCAAGTTCATTACAAACATTAGGAAACATAACATCCTCAGGCAATATAAGTGCAAGTGGAACAATAACAGCTCTTTCTTCAAATATTATTACAATAGATGGTGGGTCTTTCTAACTTACATATATGTATATCCGAACTTAATTAAAAATAAAAGTTATGTCAGAAACAACAAAAAAATTTACAGAAGAAGAAATTAATTCATTACAAGAAATTCAAACAGAAATGGATCAAATTATTATTAGATTTGGTCAAATTTCTATTAACAGAGAAGCTCTTAATTCCCAAGAAGTCGTATTAAAAGAACAACTAACTCAATTAAAAGTAAAAGAACAAACTTTAGCACAAACTTTATCAGATAAATATGGTAAAGGTACTTTTGATTTAGAAACTAACGAATTTAAACCAGCAGATTAGGTTTTAAATTTATTTAGATATTTATTGGCGATTACTTAAAAGTAATCGCCTAAATTAGTTTCGGTTTATAAGTTTATTTTATATTTATATCCAGACAACGTTATATAATATAGCAAATAAAATAAAAATTTTAATAAGATGGCAGAAAACATTGTATCACCAGGTGTATTTACTAGAGAAAACGACCTATCATTTTTACCTCAGGGAATTGGCGCTATTGGAGCGGCTATTGTAGGACCAACAACAAAAGGACCAGCTTTTGTTCCAACCGTAATTCGAAGAGGATTTAGTGAATTTGAAAATAAATTTGGAGGATTATCCCCATTAACTTATGTACCCCAAACAATTAGAGAATATCTAAAAAATGCAGGAACTGTTACAGTAGTAAGAGTTTTAGGTGGGGGTGGTCAAAAATTAGACCCAACAGCTACTACTCCTACAGGTGTAGTTGGTTTAGCTGTTAGTGGATCAGAAGGAAGTGTATTATTAACTACATTTTTCCCATCACAAAATGATTCTGATATTGGTTTAGATCTATCATTACTAAATAAATCAGGTCCTTTAAACGACCCAACAAGTTCATTTGCTGATGATATAAGCACAACTTTTAATTTAGAGTTTAGTGGTTCTGGTTTTACGTCTGGTCTTAAACAGTTTTCTGCTTCGTTAAAACCATCAAATCCTGATTATATAACAAAAGTAATTGGAGAAAATTCAAATAATAGTAAAACAGGAGCTAATTCATTTGAAGCATCTGCGCACATTTATACAAACTTTAAAACACTATCAACTAATATAGGAGCTGCAACTACTAAAGAAGTAACAAAAGTTACTTTCTTATCTTCAGCTACAGCTACTATTAATACAGCTAGTTTACAAGATGTTACATTAGCAGCTTCAGGTGCTTTTTATCTTCAAACAAGTGATGATGCGTATACAAGCTCAAAGTCACATACATTAAACTTTAATACCACAAATTTAGCAGCACCAACTGATGGGATTACTGGTTCAAATTCAGAAATAACATTAACCAGTATAGATGGTAATGGAGCAGTAACAGCAAGTACTTTAGCACATGACTTTATGGTAGGTGTAAATGCTTTAGCAGGATTTACAGCTTCTGTAGGTACAGGTACTTTAGCTAACGTAGTAACTATTACAGCAGATGAAGCAGGAGATATTGCTGATATTACTAACACATATTTAGCAGGCACAGCTTCAATTTCAGTTGAAACTCAAGGACTTGATGTTTCTGGGTATGGTGGAATACATGCAGATAGAGAAATAATATTAGTAAAACAAAATACAGTAATGACTTATACCAGTTCAAATGCTGAAGGGTATAAGCAAGCTTCTACACCATTTATTACTTCACAGTTTGTAGGTGGAACCCATCCTGATAAAATTACAAAAGATTTATTTAAATTCCACTGTTTAAATGATGGAGCTGCTTGTAATACACAATATAAAATTTCTATAACAGGTTTAAAAGAACCAGCTGATATAGATGGAGAAGAGCAATATAGTACATTTAATGTATTAATTAGAAGTTGTGATGATAAAGATAAATCACCAGTTGTATTAGAACAATTTAATAACTGTAATCTAGATCCTGATAGTGTAAACTTTATTTCAAGAGTAATTGGAGATAGATTTGCATCATATAGTACTTTATTTAATAAAGTAATAACAGAGGGAGATTATCCAAACAACTCACAATTTGTTAGAGTTGAAGTAGCTCAAGCAGTTAAAGATAAATCATACTCACCTAAATTATCACCAAAAGGATTTAAAGCAGTTCATGATCCAGTACTTACATCTGCATTTACACCAGCTGTAACTTTCCCATCAGCTTCTTATAAATCAACTCAAGTTATAGGAACATCATATGATACTAAAGCATTTTTAGGATTTAATTTTAAAGATATTGAAGTAGATAATATGAATTTCCTCAAACCACTACCTGAAAATTCAGCAGCTAATATAGCAGGTGATTTTAACGTAGAACTTCATTCAGGACATGCAGAATCAGGATTATGGGCAGGTTCGTTAAGTGCTTCACTTGACAATACAGGAGTAACAGGGCCAGCACCTTCACAACTTAAATTTACAGTACCTTTCCAAGGTGGTTATGATGGATATAAAACATCACAAACATTTAAAACTGGAGAACATATTGCAGCTACAAACATGCAAGGTATGGATTTAAGTTCTACAAGTGCCACTGGTTATTCAGCATATAAAAAAGCAATCGATATTCTTTCAAACCAAGATGAATACGATATGAACATGTTAGTATTACCTGGTGTAATAAAAAGAATCCACGCTTCAGTAACAGATGCTGCTACTACAATGGTAGAAGATAGAGGAGATACATTTTATGTAATGGATTTAACAACAGTTAATGATAAAGTAACCACAGCAGTAAACGAAGCAGCTTCATTAGATAGTAATTATGCTGCGGTATATTATCCATGGGTAAAAGTGCTAGACACTTCGATTAATAAACCAGTATTTGTTCCACCATCAGTTATCGTGCCTGGTGCAATAGCAGCATCAGATAACATTGCTGCTGAATGGTTTGCACCTGCAGGTTTAAATAGAGGTGTATTAGGAGCTGTATTAGAAGCTAAAATTAGATTAAATCAAGCTGAAAGAGATAGTTTATATGAAGGAAAAGTAAACCCAATTGCTACATTCCCACAAACAGGAGTTTGTATTTGGGGTCAGAAAACACTTCAAACACGTCCAACAGCACTTGACAGAATTAATGTTAGAAGATTACTAATAGCAGTTAAGAAATACATTGCAAGTTCTTCAAGATACTTAGTATTTGAACAAAATACAATCCAAACTAGAAACAGATTCCTAAATATTGTTAACCCATATTTAGAATCAGTACAACAAAGACAAGGATTGTTCGCGTTTAGAGTAGTAATGGATGAAACAAATAATACACCAGCAGAAATAGATAGAAATAGATTAATAGGTGCTATTTATTTACAACCAACAAAAACAGCTGAATTTATAGTACTAGACTTTAACGTACTACCAACAGGAGCTACATTTGATGGTGGAGGTGGTGGTGGAAGCTACTAAAAAAAAGAAAAAATTTATATTTATAATAGAACAATAAAATAAAATAAAAAGATGGCAATATTAAACACAAACGAAATGATGTTCACAGCATTTGAACCTAAATTACAAAATAGGTTTATAATGTACATCGACGGAATTCCAGCATTCCTAGTTAAAAAAGTAGGAAGACCAAACATCGCATTTAACGATGTTACTCTTGATCACATTAATGTGAAAAGAAAAATTAAAGGAAAAGCAGATTGGCAAGACATTACAGCTGATCTTTATGATCCAGTAACACCATCAGGTGCTCAAGCGGTAATGGAGTGGGTTCGTTTGTCACATGAGTCAGTTACAGGTAGAGACGGTTACTCTGATTTCTATAAAAAAGACATTAGATTTAATGCTTTAGGTCCTGTAGGTGATGTTGTTGAAGAATGGATCTGTAAAGGTGCTTACTGTAAATCAGCTAACTTTGGAGATGCTGATTGGACTTCAGACACACCAATGAACATTAATATTACAATTAGAATGGATTACGCCATCTTAAATTACTAATAGTAATAATTTATATAAAGAAAAAGCGCCTTTTTGGCGCTTTCTTTTTTTCTACATATATGTATATCCGAACTAGTTTTAAATAAATAATAACGTTATGGAACAAACACAACAAAAACCCCAATTTCCTTCCGAAGAAGTAACATTACCTTCAAAAGGTTTACTTTATCCTGAAGGATCCCCACTAAGAAGTGGAGTTATTGAAATGAAATACATGACAGCTCGTGAGGAAGATATCCTTACAAACCAAAATTATATTTCAAATGGAACAGTAATTGATAAATTACTACAATCTTTAATTTTAAGTGATATTAATTATAATGACTTGTTAATTGGAGATAAAAATGCTGTATTAGTAGCATCTAGAATTTTAGGTTATGGAGCCGAATATTCATTTAGTTTAACACATCCAAAAACAGGTGAAGCAGAAACAGTAACTGTTGATTTAACAGAAGCAGATGATA